GCATGGAACACCAACAACACCACGCTGCTCGGTTCACTTTACGACATCTTCTTTGCAAAGCCTCCGCAACCCGTATGGGATGCCGAAACGGTGTATGTCATCGGAAACCAAGTATGGTGGCACGACAAGGTGTACACCTGCCTTAACCCGTACACGGGCATAGCACCCGATGACCCACAAGCAAAACCGTATTGGGGCAACGGCACGACCTACCAGACCACAGCCAACACCCTACCCACCAACACGACCGTGTTCACCCAAGGCGACAACCGAAGCCAGCAACTCGTTCTCTACGTGGTTAACATCGTGTTGTATTATGCCTCCAAGCGCATAGCACCTCAGAACATCCCCGCCAATATACTTTTGGCTTATGATAACACCGTGAACTGGCTCATCGCGGCCAGCGGAGACAACCGAGGCATAAGCGCAAACATCCCAAGGTTGCAACCTAAGCAAGGATACCGCACACGCATGGGGTCTATACCCCGCAACGTAAACAACTATTAACATGGGTCTGATAAACGACATAAAAAACTATTGGTTCCCCGTTGTGGAGCCAGCCAAAGCGGAGCAGCGCAACAACGAAGGGCAAGCGAAAGACCTGCGATACAAGGCCATTGCGCCTATTACGTTTAGCCGGGCAAAGCAGGACATTCAGAAGTGGAGGGATGCCATCACCGAGGCCGAAGCGGGCATCGTGCAGATACGCCAGCGTGTGCGGATGCAACAGACCTACCTCGACACCATCCTCAACGGCCATGTGTACGCTGTTATGAATTACCGCAAGTCGTTAACCCTTAAGAAAGGGTTCGACCTGTGCAATAAAGATGGAAGCGTGAACGAGGAGCTGACCAAGCTGATAAAAAAGGATTGGTTTTTCCGTGTTATCGAAGGTCGCCTCGATGCGGAGTTCTTTGGATACACTTTGCTCAACTTCAGCGATATTATCAACTCCGAGTTGTATTCCCGCGACTTCTGGGGCAACCTATCACCTATCAAAACCATCCCGCGCCCTTGGGTGTCGCCTGACCGTTTGAAGGTGGCGAATATCCCGTATAACCTTAACGGTGTGCCGTTTAGGAATCAAGAGTACGTGGATAGCAACGGCAACAAGCCATACGACTGGACGTTCTACTTCGACACGCCCAGCGAGAACGGCATCACCGAGTGCGGCTATGGGCTGCTCTACAAGGTGGCTCACTATGAAATTCTGTTGCGCAACCTCCTTGGGCAGTTTGCGACGTTCGTTGAGTTGTACGGCTCCCCGATGCGCGTTGGCTCCACCATGAAGACAGGCGACGAGAGAGACCAGTTCTTTGATGACCTCTACAACGCGGGTTCCTCTGCCACCATCGTGAAGGATGTGAACGACATGATTGAGTTCGTCGAGACCAGAAGCGGAGCAAGCTCACAGGATGTCTACACCTCCCTCATCGCTTACCTTGAAAAAAATATCACTAAGATGATATTAGGCCATGAGGATGCCATGAGCAGCATCCCCGGCAAGCTCGGAGCCAGCAACGAGGTGCAGATGGCCCTCAGCACCATCGAGAGCAAGGACTGCATGGCGGTCGAGCATAGCATGAACTTGGAGGTGTTGCCCAAGCTACGCCTGCAAGGCTTCCCCATCCCCGAAGACATGATGTTCAAGTTCCGCAACGTGAAGGAGACCGAGGAGTTCAGACGCAAGCAGGACGAGAGCAACAAGGCTACGGCTGACATCTTTAAGGTGATAAAAGACGCGGGAGGAGACCCCGACTGGAAGTACTTTACCGAGCGCACGGGCATCCCCGTAGAGGCCACCGAAAGCGAAGCCCAGACCGTCGCCACCAACGCAGAAAAAATACAAAACCTATATGCACACCTTTAATCAAAGCACCTTAAAAAACTACATGAACAGCCTCCGCTGGGAGGCGACGGGCAACCTATGTATGGATGCCTGCATGACGGCTATCTATTATGAGCGCGTCCGTCGAGGCTTGCCGCTTAAAGCCATACGCGTGTCCACTTATTATTGGGGAGAGGCTATGAAATGGCTCGAGAAGAAGCGCAACGAGAAGCTGATGACTGAGGACGACTTTCAGAACATCGTGCTGGCCCAGCAGTTCACCTTGGACGGCATCGAGATAGGCCCATCGGGGTTGCTGACTGCCTCCACGCCTATGGTGTTTGAGTACTACACGCCGAACAAGGAGCTTAATTGATGGATGCACCCTTTCCATACGATTGGGATGCGTTGATGGATGCGATAGCCGCTGGCATCGTAACGGTGGACGACCTGCCGCCTGAGCTATATGCAAAGACTGCAGACTACCTTGCCAAAGGTGTGAAGGAGGGGTTTGTGAGCGAAACGGCATACATCCCCGACGAGGATCTGCTGATAAAACTCCAGACCAGCGTGTATCGGTTTAGCGCGGCCAAGACTTACCAAAGCGTAAGCCAAATGCAGCAGCTTGCCCGTGCCTTGGTGAAGGATGGGCGGGTGGCAACGTATTCAGAATACAAGCAGGAGGCTCAGAAGATATTAAACCAGTTTTATGATAACTACCTGCGCACCGAGTACAACACTTCGGTAGGGCAATCGCAGAACGCGGTTAAGTGGGCCGAGTTTGAGAACGACCAAAAGAACTACGACTACCTTGTGTATGATGCCATCCTCGACCAGAACACCTCGGACATCTGCCGACCGCTTGATGGGATTATATTACCCGTTGATGATAAGTTTTGGGACACGCACGGGCCGCTTAATCACTTCAACTGCCGATGTCTATTGCGCAAGCAGGTAGGAGGCAAGCCCACGCCCAAGAAAGACGTGCAGAGCGCGTATAAAGAGACCACGCCTAAGATGAATGCGTCGTTCATGAATAACCCCGGCAAGACGGGGGAAGTGTTCACCAAACAGCACCCGTACTACAACGTGCCGAAGAAAGACAGAAAAAAAATAAAGACTAACTTTGGCCTACCCAAAGACCCTAATAAGACAAAAGAATGAAACCTTCGTTATTACCACCTCTTTGTATTGATGCCATTGTTAAGCGGATGGCATCTGAGTTGAAAGCGGAACGGCTCTACCGCAACCTTGCCATCAAGTGTAACGCTGCGGGCCTATTTGGCGCGGAAGCGTACTTTAAGCACGAGGCCAAGGATGAGGCGGGCCACTTCGGCAACCTATGTGAGTTCTTAAATGACATGGGCGCGTCTTATGAGGTTCCCGACACCCCTGCGGTGGATGTGTCAAGCGTTGAGCGGCTTATTTCCATGCTTAACCTTGCCTATGAGACCGAGCTTGAGCTGTTGGGCTTTTACGAATCGCTATACAAAGAATGTAATATCGACAGCATGGTTATCATGCAGTTGACATTGACCTTCGTGGAGGTTCAGCGCAAAGCGGTGGCGGGGTACGCTGACCTTATCGCACGGTTGAACCAAGAGGGCGACATCTACGCCTTTGACCAATACATGAGTAGCCTTGCCTAAGAGCCGCTTCGACCTCGACAAGGTGGTGCGTCGCTTGCACGAGCGCAAAGCTAAGCTCATGACTGAGTTGGAGGCGGTGTCCACTACCCACTTCGTCAATTCATGGCGGGTGCAGGGATGGGTGGACAATGGCCTACACCCTTGGCCGGAGGTTAAGCGCAGGACACCCGGCACAGCGGCATATAACTCCGCACGGAAGGCTTCCCGTACCCGCGCTATCCTTGTTCAGTCCGGTGCGTTGCGTCGCGGGTTCTACACCCGCATCAAACGGCTGGATATTATTCAGATTGCTAATAGCCTGCCTTATGCAAAGGTTCACAACGAAGGGTTTGAAGGCACGGTGAGTGTGAAAGGACATGACCGATGGATGAAGAGCAAAGGGGATTATGCAGGAACGGGAGTGTACAGCGTGAAGACCCGAAAAGAGAAGCGGGTGCAGTTGCAATACAAGCAAAGTATAAAGGGCCACAGCCGAAGGATGAACATCCCACAGCGTCAATTCATGGGTCATAGCGTAGAACTTCAAAAGAAGCAGGAACAAGTAATTGACAACACTATAAAGTATTGTTTCCGATGAACGAGTTCATAAACGACATCTTATCATGGCTTCGTGCCGTTCCCGGTGTGGAGTATGCGGCTGTGTACAACCAGCAGTATGAGCGCATCAATCAAGGCGACGAGGCGGGAGAAGCGGGTTATCTCTTTGCGATGCCTGCCGTGTTTGCGGACTTTGATTTCAGCGAGGTTAAGCAGATGGGCCAAGGTTATCAGCTATATGAGCCTGTGCGCGTTACACTCCACATCGTATGCCAGCAGCTTGATTCGGGCGACGGATACCTTGACCAGAACAGCATCATTATACCATTAAAAAACAGCATCTTTTTGGCTGTTCAGAAGAAATATCCCACACGCGGAGGCATGATGGTGCGCACCTCGGAGACGGCAGACTACGGGCATAACAACCTTTACGTTTGGAAGCAGATATACACCACCACCTTGGTAGACCACATTGGCAGAGACCCGATAAATGGCGTAACTTTGCAACCGCCAATTTCATTTGACATAGACAATAATTTTCAGTAATGGCACGGACGATTCAGCAAGTAAAGGCGCAGATGATTGCGCAGAAGAATGCGCTAACCGAGCTATCCTCGTTGGATAGCCCATCGCAGACAGCCTTCTGGAACCTGTATCTGTTCATCGTGGCTGCTGCCATCGTTACCTTCGAGACTATCCTTGACTGGTACACTCAGACATGGGATGCGCTGACCTCGGCCAGCTACCCCGGAAGCTCACAATGGATTGCAAAGCAGGTGTTTAAGTTTCAGTACAGCGCAACCACGCCTCAGTACGTGCAATATAACGCGACTAATAACACGATTGAATATCCTGTAGTGAATACCGACTTGCAGATTGTGACGCGGTGTGGCGTGGAGACGATGGTTAACAAGACCGTGCTGGTGAAGGCCGCGAAGAGCGAGCCGCCTGAGCCGTTGACCACACCTGAGAAGACCAGTTTGCTCAGTTATCTGTACACCAAGGGGTTTGCGGGCATCACCTACACGGTGGTGTCGGAAGAGCCTGACAAGCTGAGTATTATAGGCACGGTGTTGTATAAAGGGCAGTTTAGCGCGACTATTGAGGCCGATGTTATTGCGGCCTTGGATAGCTGGATGGCGACTGTGAGCCAGAGCAACTTTAATCAGAGCTTCACCGTTAACGATGTCATTGATGTGATACAGGGCGTTGCTGGCGTTGTTGACTTTATCCCTGATGAGATAGCCGCGAGGCGTG